GATAACAATACCCTTATCCCAGTTGATAAGTGGATGGCGTTCTCTGAGAAAGGCGGTTTAAAAGGCTCAATTGACCTATTGCCGTTGGATACGTTGTCTAATGCTCTGTTGCAATGCTATCGGGCAAGAGATGAAATCAAAAACCAAATCTATGAAATCACAGGCATTTCAGACATTGTTCGGGGGCAGACTTCAGCTAGTGAAACCGCAACGGCCCAACAGATTAAGGGTCAGTATGCGGGATTGCGGCTGCGTGCAATGCAGGAGGACGTTGCCTTGTTTGCTAGTGAATTATTCCAGTTAAAAGCACAAGTTATCTGTACTAAGTTCCAACCCACAACGATTTTGCAATACGCAGCTGCTCAAGCAATGAACCCTGCGGATCAAGCGTTGATCCCCCAGGCGTTAATGTTGCTGCAAGACAAGCCTTTGCGTAATTTTCGTATTCAGGTTGATTCTGATAGTTTGGTGCAGATTGACGAAAATCAGAACAAGCGTGATCGTACTGAGTTCTTGCAAGCAATGGGTGGATTCTTAACCCAAGCCTTGCCAATGGGTCAGCAAGCACCGGAATTAGTACCCATGCTGATCGAACTGGTTAAGTTTGGAGTGGGCGCTTACAAAAAAGCCGAGCCGATTGAGGGCGCAATAGATCAGGCAATGGATCAAATGAAGCAAAAGCAGCAACAAATGGCTGCTAATCCTACGCCACCGCCCCCAAGCCCTGAAATGATTAAGATGCAAGGTCAGCAGCAGATTGAGCAAATGAAAATGCAAGCCACGGCGCAAGCAGACCAATTGCGTGTGCAGGCAGATGCGCAAAACGCTCAAACGCAAGCCCAGTTTGATATGCAAGTCGAACAAATGAAGATGCAGGCAGAGGTTCAATTAGAATCGCAAAAACAACAGTTTGAGATGGCTTTGGCTAACCAAGAATTGCAAGTTAAAGAGCGTCAAGAGCGTTATAAGAGCGAATTAGACGCAGCGACAAAGATTACAATTGCCTTGTTGTCTGCTAACCCTGATTCAAGCGTTGAAGAAGCCAACGCACAAGCTACGCAATTGACTAACCAAATCAGCCAAAATATTAACGCTGCAATGGCTCAAATGGCAGCATCAAGCGACAATATGGCAGCAATGCACGGTCAAACACTAGCCCAGTTGGGAAGTGCTGTTAAATCCTTAGTAGCACCTAAAAAGGTAATTAGGGGTTCTGACGGTCGAGTTGTTGGGGTTGAAGTCATAAGTGATTAAAATTGCAGAATTTAGTATGCAAAGATACAATGTTTAACATTAGTTATCTTAATTAAGGCGCAATCATGGCAAAGTCAGTAATTACTTGCACAAACATACTCAAGCTGATCTTTAATGCAACAGCTTGGGCAAATATGGCAGACAATGCAGCGTCTTCGCCATATACAAACTTATATGTGGGGCTGTACACGGCAGATCCAGGCACGGGTAATAGCCAGTTAACTAACGAAACTTCCTACACCAATTACACTCGCATTGCAGTTGTGCGTACTACATCAGGTTGGACGGTTTCTACCAACACAGCGGTCAATGCTGCGTTGATCCAGTTCCCGCAATGCGGCGCCACGGGTGCGACTTTGACCTATGTGGCGATTGGAACTGCCTCAACTGGCGCAGGTAACGTCTTGTATTCGGGTGCATTAAACAGTTCTTTAACAGTCGCATCCGGTATTCAACCGCAGTTTAATGCTTCAGCCCTAACAGTTACGGAGACTTAATTGGATCAGCCAAACCTCGCTAAAGGTGAATTGCCTAAATACTTGTGTTCTGAGTGCAATGCGCCTGTATTCCTAGTTGAGCATATTGTCTACAAACCTTGTGGTCACAAAGAAGCGTCTGTCTTGGCTAACCTTGAGGCGGCTTTGCGTGGCACTAGCGCAGTCAGCTAAATGGCTATTACCTCGTTCAAAGGATTTGTGGACGCTCAAGAAAACGGGCAGACGTTTATTGGCGGCTTTCGTAAAAACATTACAGCTGTAACTGGCGGTAATTCATGGTTTGACGTTACGCTATCGCCTGGCAACCCTCTCCCGTTTTACTATGCGTCCACGCCCTTGGTTGGCGCACCAATGAGTCAGTCGGCAAACGGTGGAATACCGCACAATCAACCCGTGGCAAGCCTTGGTTATCAGACGTATTTAAAGACCATAGCACTTACGCCATCGGGTACGGCTGGCGTAAATACCGTTAATATTTTGTGTGATTACCTGTTTTATTATCCATTTGTTGATACAGGCACGACTGACGAGCAAGTGCTAGATAACACGTTAAGTTTGACCCGATACACAACTGGTCAAGGCGTGAGCGTCATGGCAGTTCAGATGGCGGGTATGTTAGGCACGGGTAGCCCGACATTTAGGTTTACTTATTACAATCAAAGTGGCGTGCTACAAACATCACCCACACAGACTTGCGGATCGGCATCAATTGTGGGTGAATTAGCAACGGGCAATAACAGTTCCACAAGCACGACTACACCTAGCAGTAATTATCCATTTCTCGCATTAGCGCCTGGTGACACAGGTATTCGTAGCGTGCAAACCGTGACGTTTGACACGCCTGACATTGGATTGCTTGCATTTGTGTTGGTCAAGCCTTTAGAACAAGTTTGCTTGCGTGAAAACGGCGCATCTGCCGAACGTACACCAGCTATAGATTTTTTTGATTTACCGATAATTGCGGATAACGCATACCTTTCAATGCTTGTATCTACAGGCAATACATCAGCGTCCAGTAATAGCTTTATTGGCACAATTCAAACGGTTTGGGGATAGATCATGGCACTACAATCAATGGATCAAATCATCTCTGCTATTACAGCAGGGCAATTTAACCGCACGGATTGGAATAAAAACGCATTGCCAACAACTGCTCAGACTGCGGGTGTTTGGTATGACTTATCCACTGGTGCGGGTAATCCGTTTCAGAATAGTACGCATGGATCGACTACTAACCTAGCGTTTCAATCGTTATCTGACTCAACTTCTACAACTGCCACAACAGGTGCGTTAGGTGGTTCAATTGCGACTACAACTTTTACTGACACAACGCACAGCACGGGTCGTTTTACCGTTGGTATGTTGCTTACAGGTACCGGCGTAACTGCGGGTACTTACATTACGGCTTTAGGTACAGGTACAGGCGCAAACGCTGGCGGTACTTACACCGTTAATATTTCGCAGACTGTGACCTCACAGACAATCACAGGTACGGCTTATCCAAATGGTTTGTATACAGGCGGTGACGTATCGCCATCAGTTAAAAACATTTTAAACGTGTCAGGTTATTCAGCTGCTGCTACATCTAACCCTGCCGTACTAATGTTGGTCGATCAAGTGGCAATGTTTACCGTTTCGTCGGTTACTACGACTGGCGCTCAAAACTTTACAGGTACGCAGACTTTGCCTCGCTACACGACTGGCGCAGGACTTCAGGCATACATTGTGCCATCCGTGGTTATGGGTGCGGGTACTCCTACAATCCAGTTGGGCTATACAAACGCAGCGGGTACAGCAAGCCGTTTGACTCCTGCAAGCCCAGTCTTGCCGACTGCCACTACAACTTCGCCTGTTGGGTCAATTATTTACTCTGGTACTGGTGCAGGTAAGTACGGCCCATTTATGCCACTTCAAGCAGGTGACACGGGTATTCGGTCGATTCAGTCAATTAACTTGTCTGCAACAATGACTTCAGGTTCGCTTGTCGTGGTGTTGTGTAGACCATTGTTTACACTACCCTTAACGACTGTGGGTATTGCCTCAGAACGTGATTTGGTTAATCAATTGCCATCAATGCCACGCATTTATGATGGTGCAAACTTGCAATGGTTAATGTACGCAGGTGCAGCAACACCAACTAACTCGGCTTATTACGGCAGTTTAGATGTAGCTTGGGGCTAATATGGCTTTGCTTGGCAATTACTCCGTGTATGACAAAATGCCGCTAAAATTTACTAGCGGCGCTGCCGTTCAAAATGGCGCACGGGGTAATTTTGCCCAAAGCGGTCGTGTTCGTAGCCGTATGATGCAATCTCAAACAACTACGGCGTTAACTTATTATGCTTTGCCCAATGGCGCTTATCCCAATTTGACTTGGTTTATTCCGCAAATTGCAGGGCAAATCGGTTCTAGCAATCAGATTTATGGTTCTAGTGTACCTACGGCAACTTTGGCAGGCGGTCTTGCTGCTGCAAGTACGTTGACGGGTTCAGGCACAATCACAACAGGCAATTTAACGCTTATTGCCCAATTAATTGCCTCGTTGACGGGCGCAGGTGACATTTCGCCACCTGCAAACCTGATTGCAATTCTTAACCTATATAGCAACCAATTAACGGGCGCAGGTGCAGTTGCAGCAACTTTGACGGCTTATG